GTTCTGATATCGCCGCAGCCCACACGCCTTCTTCTAGATTGATTGGCGGTTCTTCGTCCTTACCTGCGTAGTAGATGCTACTTACACTTTGCGTTTGCAATGCCCCAAGAGCTTTTTGCGCGTCAATCTGTGCGTTGATATGTGCGTTGAGGTGCGCGTCGAGGTGCGCGTTTAGTTGTCCTTGTTGCCCCATGCCTTGATATGGGTTGTTGTGATACGGGCTGATGTACCCTCCTGTAGTTCTTTGTGCAAGTTTTTCTTGTTCTTTTTTAAGCTGGTCGAGATGTTCTTCGTATTGATCTTTCTCATCTTGCTGTCGTTGCCCTCGAAACATATCTATCGCGTACCTGCCTATCGCTTTTATCTTCATACTATTTCCTTGGTGGGTTGATTACTTCAAGCTACTGTCTTTGTTACGCTTAACCGATCTGTTAGTGCTTGCCGGTACTGCGCGTAAGTTACTGCGTACTGTTGTGCCACCTTTGCTTAGCGGTGTCTTGTGATCGACATCTTTGCCATCGCCCTTGTGCACAACACCTTCACGTTCTAGCATGCGCCGCGCTTTGTTTCGCTGCGCTCGTTTCTTCTTTACCATTTCCGTGCCATCGTATTGCGCGTACTCCTTTGCATACGGACGTGGCTTGTTAACATATGGCATAACGCCTCCAAAAAAGAATGATGACTGACACTAATGCTGCTTGTTGAACTCACAACTGCGTACAGGGCACCACCCACAAAGCGGTGTTTGTGTTGGGTTCCATACGTTTGCATCGACTGACTGCGCTAACCTAGCGACCCGCTCGCGGTACTTCCACCAATGTTCTTCGGCTTCGTCACGCGACATTTTATGCTTCACTATAGAGTCTTTCACGACAAAGAGCAATGCCGAATTGACTTGCCTGATGTGCGGGAAGTGCACAAACACCATTAAGGTCATGAGGATTAACTGGTCGCGATCAGGGTACTTGTCGTTGCCTGTCTTGTAGTCGAACACCCACGCCTTGAGCCCGTCATCGTCAATGATCAACAGGTCGGCAATACCGCGCACCCATACGTTCTCATCTTTGAACCCACAAGGGCGCAGGTCTTCGGTGATACCCATCTCGTGCTCGGCGAGCTTGCGCCCTTCCTTCTTCATGAGCGAGTCGAGTACGGGCTGCATGTACGCGAACTCAGGGGGCAGAGGCTTCTTAACCTTAACGTACAGCTCGGCTTGCTCGTGCACTTGCTTACCGTAAATTGTGTGTACTGTGTCTGTGAACGGGTAGTTCTTCAGCACCTTGATCTCGTGATAACGTCTTGCACAGCCTTCATAGTCTTTTAGACCGGAGTGCGACCACTTTATTGCTTTGGCATGTTCCATCGTTTGTATTCCTCTATCCACCGTATTACGGTGCCTGTGTTTTGAGTTGCTAAATATGCTGGGCTGTCCGTACTTCGTAAGACCATCAAGTTCTTTTTGTTAATCACAAACACGCTGTTCTCAAACTTTACGGGCACGCCCTGTATCTCACACAGGTCGAGCACCGCTTGCACTTCAGGGCTTAGTAGTGACATACAGGCCCCAATGTTTTAAACGTATCAAGCCAGTTCAACACCGCATCTACTCTCCACGCTTTAGCGGTTTTGCTGTAATCAAAAGTTGTTTTATCTGCTCCTATTTTAATTTGGTAAGTAACAAACACACCGCCTTCGTACCACAACGGCATACCGTGTATCTCACACAGGTCGATGATTACTTGAATATCAGGGCTTAAATTTTGCTGTTGTGATTGCATTTGTTAACCTATCAGAAAACATTGAGACGAAGTTCTCGTTGCGGTACAGGTCAGAGCCCATGTCCTCTAGTATGGCGTGAGTAAGCTCATGCCAAAACGTGTTGAACTTCTGCTTGGGTGTGAACTTACATGACGCACCCTGACTTGCAATCAACATCTCTTTGGTGTCGTAGATAACGCAGCCCCTGTTGCGCCCTTCTGCTAGCTGTGGCACACGCGTTACTGTGTACCAGTCCTCGCCTACTTTTACCTTGGTGGGTATCTTCATTTTGCATCTCCATAACGTACTGCGCTACCTGTCTCTGCATCTAGCGGTATGCCCGGCATGTACAACGGGTCTGCAACCATCTGCGCGTGCACCCACTTCTCTGCCTCCTCGACCTCTGCATCCGGTACGAGTACAACCACCTCATCATGAACGGTAAGAACACAGCGGTAGCGTTCCTGTATTCTCAACATGCCGTCCGTCATGACGCACCTAGCCACAGCTTGCACGATGTTTTCGACAAGCTTGCCGCCATACAACTTCTTCTTATGCTCGCCGTACACCCATTGCACACGCCCGATAGCATCACTATCCGTAGCACGTAGGTCAGGGTACTTCAAGCTCAATCCGTTCGGTAATAGTATACGACCTTTGTCAAAAGTTAAACACTTATATTCGTATGACTTACCCTTAGCAAGCGAGTAACCAATCAGCTCATCGCACAGATTCCACAGACTCACCACAGGCCATGCACGCGCACGATACTTGTTGATGATGCTTCTAGCTGCGGCTGAGTGGGTGAGAATCTGTTTCAACTCGTAGCGTGTAGGGATACTGCCCAACGTGTTGAGGCGTGACTCGTTCTCAATAAACCACCGCACGTCTGACCCGTTTACACCAAGACGTTTAGCAAAGTCCTTGGAGTACATCGTGGGCGGTGCGCCTAGAAACCCTGTCAGAAGCTGCGCTGAGAAGGACGCCCAACCCATCCCGTACCCGCAACCCAGTAGTGCAGACTTCGCGCTTTGCCGTAGATCGGGGTGGCTCTCTTTGGTGAGATCAGGTATGCCGAACATCTGTGCGCCGAACGCGGCATAGGCATCCTGACCAGAGGCGAAAATGTCGAGTAGCTCTTTGTAGTCCGCGAGATACGCCAGTACTCTAGGTTCAATCTGCGCGAGGTCAGCCACAACAAGTTTGTAACCCTTCGGCGCTTGGATACTCTTGCGCAAAAACGATCCACGCTTGAGGTTCTGTAGGTTGAGGCTCGACCCTTTGCTTGCTGACCATCGCCCTGTGTGTGCGCCGTAGTAGTTAAGCGGGACAGGTAGCGCGCCTCTTCCTGCAATATCGAGAAAACGCTGCGCTCGTGTTCGTTCCAACGTGCTTTTGACTTTAAGACGGGCTTCGCAGAGTAATGAAATTTCTTCATTGTCGCTGTTGAGCAGTGATTGAAAAAGCGCGTCATTCTTAGCGAACGCATAAGCTTCTTTGCCTGTCGTCTTACTAACTTTTCGCGGAGGCTCGACCCCAATCGCAAGCAGTACTTGCGCAAACTGTTGATTACTAGCGAGCGACGCCTCCTCAATTTCAAGCTTCGCAAGAAGACCTTCTCTTTTGTCCTTCTCATCTTCGATGGCTTCACTCAACATCTCCGCATCAAGCCGTAGTACAGGTTCAGTAAACATCTTCAAGGTCATGTCAATCAGGCGCAGCTCTGACTCAGGGTAGCCGCCCTCGACCTCGGCGTTGAGCCTGTTGAATATTTCTTCACACAAGAACACATCGTGCAAGCAGTACTCAGCAAGCTCTTGCTCTACCTCCTCAGTCAGGCGTGTCATGCCGTTGGTGTTGTTGACCGCCTTGCCCTTGGGGGGTAACTGATATATCTCAGCAAGTTTGGCTAGACTGTTACCCGCCTCCACCCCACGCAGCGCACGCGCCATACTAAGCGAGTCGTAGATGAACAGGGGCTCGACACCGTAGACCCACGAGAGGATCGACACATCGAACTGCGCGTTGTGCGCGAGCACAGAGGTGACAGACCAATCAACAGACTCAGCCCAGTCACGGATATCACAACCTGTTATCCAACGCCCATCGTCCTTACCGTAGGTCTTCACACCGATACCGAACGCTGTGAATCGTTTGTCGCGCACGTACTCCTCGGTGGTCATCTTCGATAGCGTGTACTCCTTGCTATCCCAACGTGTTTCAAAGTCCACGACTAGCGTGTTCTCATCCATTAGATTTCTCCGTGACTTCGATTAACTTCTGTAGGTAGTGCTGCGCCTTCTTCAGGTCTTGTACACCGCCCTTGTCTTTCCACCTGCTAACGTACTTCACTACGTTGCCTTCAAGATAGCCCAAGTTGTTGGCGATGATGTAGTCCCACGGCTGTATAGCTTTGACTGCGTAGTGTGCGCCGCCCACCTGTTGTTCGTTAGCGCGTATGGCTTTGCCTATTCTGTCAATGTTTTTTTCAAATGTACTCATATTGGATTCCTTAACCATGCTGCTGCCTCATCAGGGCGGGGGATAAAACCTTCTTTGTGAAGGATGTGACTTGGTTCTCGCGCATCATCGCCGTCACCCCACACCCATATGCGGGACGCTTGATTACGCTTATTGATCTCGTAGCCGCCAATGTGAATCTTGCTGCGGTCATGCAACGTCTTGAGCGTGGACAGCACAGACTTGATAGGTCTGCCTGTTAGCTGCACCAACGTACGCACCGTAGCACGATTAACTTGTTGTAAAACCTTTGCTACGGTTGAGCCTTTAGCGGTTGTGAATTTTGGTATGGCTGCAAACTTCGCAGCACCACGTTCGTAGAACCCCTTTGTCTTTCCTGTGCTGTTATCTATCGCCACCATCACTCTCCTTGAGCTTAACCCTATCAAATATTTCACCGTAATAATCTTCAGCTATGGTGTACATCCATATCTGATTCCACATCGTGTTCTCTCTGCCTAGCCTGTGAAACTCTTTAGCCCATATCAGATGACTAGCCCGACAGTTCTCGATGTACTCTTCGCGGCTTGTGTGTGCGTCAGGAAACACCGTTCTTCTCCTTGAGATACGTCAGCCCTTGCCACGGCTTGCGTGGTGGTTCTAAGTCAATCACGGCAATCATCCTTTGCAAATCGCTGGCATACACCGTTGCTTTGCCATCGTGAACACTCATTCCCGTCGGGTTGATCGCAGCGTCGATAGCTTCTTCAATTCGCTTTCTCATAAAAGACGGGAAGGGTATTGGGGCTTGCTCAGGCTTGGCTAACTCTCGTTCAAGCTCTTTTGCAATGCGACTAGCCCACCACAACGGGTCACAAATTTCTGTACCTGCTGGCATTTCTTTTGATAGGTACTTTTCCAACGCTTGCTGCAAAAGTGTGCGGCTCATTTCGTCACCTCCAGTGCGTAAAGTGGTGTATCAAATCGTGGTTGCTTTTCAAACGACAGCCCCTCAAAATCGCCATAGATTGATTTCGCACCCCAAGCCACAGGCTTTAACGCTTTCAACTCATGCGCTGCGTACAAAGCCTCATTAACTTTGTCACACCATCCCGCTTTATCTTCATAGGCTGACTCTAACGCATCTATGATTGTGTCGATCTTATTCATACAATCCCCGCCCATTTATCGTTCATGTAATTTTTAAACGCAGGGCTAAGATCGCTTCTCGCACGAATTGCTTTGGCTACTTCGCAAATGTCATCACGCCCAACAAGCCAGTCATCACACAGCTTTGCATTAGCCTCACGCTCATCTTGGCGCACAAGGTCGGCAAAGCGTTCAAGGATTTCAGGCAACTTTCCATAGGTATATGTTGCGCCTAAGGCGTGGTGAAAACTAACCCCCGCCTGTTCAGCCAACTCTTTTAATCGTTCGTTCATAGCATCACCCTCAGTATCAACACAACCACAACGTAAAAATACCCGACCCACTCAATTACTTCACTTGATGTGCTCATCAGTTCACCGTCCTGTTAACGTATCGGTTAACAATGTCGGCACGCAGCTTATCAACGGCTTCGATCAGGGCGACTGACAACTCTAGCTCGTCCATGTTAAGCCCGTAGATACGCATGCGCCCACCATCGCCCTCTTCACCACTACCTTCTTCAAAGATCAGCACCGCAGCAGACCTGTTGCTATCTTCCTCGGTGCACTTGGTAAGCTCTTCTATAACGTGTTTGTAAGCGGCTACCTTGTCTTGGTATTGAGTCATGATTTACTAAACTCCTCTAGTGTTGCGCGCACAACGTGCACGTTAGCTTCATTGATAAGTATCGCCATACCCCCTGCCCCATTCACCTTACCCATCTCGCGCTCTTGCAAGGCTGTGGGCTTGTTCTTACCCGCCTTGCACTCGATGGCTAAAAAGAATCCGCGATAGCATGCGATGATGTCAGGCACACCACTACGTCCGAACCCACCTGTCATGGGCGAGAAGTAGTACGCGCCAAACTCTTTAAGTATTTTCGTCACGCTTGCTTTGACTTTCGCTTCCGGTGTCATAGAGTTTCCTTAGTACTTGTTCGTCTATCTGATCTTTAAGTGATTGCATTGACCCAGCGAGTAGGGTTACTAGCGATGGCGGGTGTACCCCGATGCTTTCAAAGAACGCATCCATGTCCTCGCCTTTTAGGTACTTAGGGTCTGAGCCCTCTTCAACAACGAGCACACCAATAGACCGCAGCTCTTTGTACCTGTTGGCGTAGGTTTGGTTTTCATATGCCATCTTGCGTAGTCTGCTTGCGTCATCATTCGCAGCGTTAACTTCTTGCTGTAACTCAGCGATGATCTTGTCCTTCGGGAACAACGCCTCTTCAATTTGCTTGTTGTGCATTACGGTTCCTTATGATGTCAATGGTTTGTAGTGCTTCGCTGATCTTACCCAACTGCTCAACCAACTCTTGCGCGTTGTCCTGTCCCGCCTCGTACAGCTTCATGGCAATCACAACCTCTGCCTCAAGCACACACAGGGCAGCGTTCTCGCGCATCATGGATATGATCTCGCGTTCATTCATTTGAAACTCCTTCGATTTGTTTAAGGTAGTCCTTGCCTACTTCTGATAAATACACTTGGGTATAGCGTTTGTCCTTCTTACTGCGTTCCTGATGCACGTACCCCGCCGTGATTAAATTGGTGAGGTACTTGTGTGCAGTAGCTTCAGCCATCGTGTTGACGGCTGAAGCGAGTACGTCAGTAACATTCGCTCTACCACAAGCACCCACCGCGCCAAGCATGAACTCTTCTGCCCAAGCCATGCCATGCTCATTGCGGATATGTTGCGTTAGATAAATGTTCATTAAGTTTACTCAGGTTGTTTGCGTTTG